CATTCCCAGCCCGGAGTGATCCACGAAGCGTTGACCCAATACTGCTTGTTCTCATAAAAAGAAATCGACCCCAGCTCTCCCCTTAAATACGCCTCCTCTAAAACCATCTCCCAAACCGGCTGGCATAATTTGCGAGCGAGCCATTCCTGCCGCACTTTGAAATACCGGCGTGCTTCAAGAAGCGCCGCCCTTGCGCTTGAGTAATTTGTTTTTGAAAAATCCTTAGCGACCAATTCATACGGCAAACCCAACGCCGCTGAAATCGCCCTAAGCATCTTTTCCACAAACGGCTCAAAAGTCGCCGAAGGTCGTTGCGGGTTAAACGACGTTATAGACTCACCCGGAAGAAGATGCCTTATCATTCCCGGTTCTAATGACTCCAAATATTGCCCTTGAAGGTTGCGGTCATAGCCGGTGTTAAGATCCATCGATGCTTCCGAGGTGATAAATATTGAAAAACACGCCGCAATTCGTGCGGCGACAAGTTCCGCTTCGGCGTACTCCGCCAAATCTTTGAAATATGTAAGCACTGGTGAAAAAAACGGAACTCCTCGAGTCTGCCCGGAACGCTGAACTGGATATAAATGAAACACGTTTGGTCTGCCGTATTCATTACGAGCGGGAATCTCAACAAACTCTCGATTCTCAGATTTAGTAAACCTATAATCACCGGGATGCGTTTTCTGAATAAAATAAGAAACCGGCTCTCCATTCACACCTATCTTGACTCCGGCTCTGATTGTTTTATCTCCGCTTTTATCCGGCGGCGTGGCGAGCCTATCCGACTCGATAACTTGTAACGCAAGCGAATAAGGACGACTCTTGTCCTTAAACATAATCGGGATAACAATCGCCTCACCATTCTCAAGAATCTGCCGGTCAACCAACTGCTGTATCTCGTAAAAGTCCATGCGGTTGCCAGCGTCTGCGTATGGAAGCCACAACTTCCACGTCCGCTCGGCTTTCTTTTGGAATTTGTCCGCCTTGCTGTCGGCGATTCCCAAAGCCTCTTTATCAACTCTGCTCTGCGGCCGGATACCAGTGCCAACGACATTCGTTGTCATGGTGTTCGTAATCCCAGAAGCGTGTGCGTCGTTACGGTTTAAATCCCGGCTCCGTTCTCTCAAGTCCGGCAAATCAGGAATGATATCCTGATCCGCAGAACCGCCACCCGGAATCCATGACGACCGCAGTCTGTTCTTTTCCGCTCCACGATAAGATCCGAACTTCTCGGATAACTTAATCGCCTCACGAAACATCCGCCTCTTTAAACCCGCCCTTGGCGAGAAGAAGCCGATAAAACCATCTAAACCGTTTGCCACTTTTTCTTTTATGCTCATATCGGATTATCAAACCTTGCGTATGACGTGCGGGAACCTGAACCACCGCTTGAGGCGATTTCCTGCCGCAAGCTGTCCCGCAGTTTTATAAGTTCCGTCAATGTTATGTATTGCAAATTGCGCCCACCGATCGAATACGACTGCACAGCCCCGCCGGTCATTCTGGCGTTAATCGCCGCCTCAACGTTATCAAGCATTTCCTGTTTTGTCGGTGCGCTCATAAAACTCCTATCTGCCCAATAAAAAAACCCGACTCCCCCTTAGCTAAGGAATCGGGTTTTTATGACTTATTGGGTGCGGTGGCAGTGATCAGCTGTCCCGCTTTAATCTTCTAATTCAAGTTTATCTCACTTCAAATTCTTTTCAATTGGGTCGTTACTACAAATAGTAATAATTATTTTTCTTCATTCGCCTCAACGGATTTGAAATTATAACCGCAATCTCGGCAAACGTGATACCGGATAGGCGGCGTGCTCGAATAACATCTAACGTCTTTACTCCGGCATTTCGGACACTTCAATGGAATATATCTCACGCCATAATCCTCGCTGTCATTAACTGGCCGCCCAACCGAACGCCGTTCGGAAGTTTTTTATGAAGCCAATTCTCGTGCCTGTTCAGCCATCTGCCGCCCATTAAATCCACGACCCTTCTCTTGTGCGGATCCAACTGGAACGACTGTGTTCCTGCCGTATATCTTTATGAACCGTGCGCTCATCCCTACGCAGATTAAGCGCACGGATTATATCCGCCGCCGCAATGGCGTAGACTTCCGCATCAAGGTAATGATTCGCAATCGAGGATCGTTTCTTCTGCCAGACTTCTTTCGCCTTGCCGGTGTTTCGGTTTCTTATCAAAACTTTATGTTCTGCGGTAAACTGAGCGAGATACTCATCTGATGGATTCTTAAATAAATGCCATTTCGCCGGATCCTTGCTCGCCACGAGGCGGCTGATTTTATCCTTGTACTGAGTGACATTAAGATTCCATAACACAAGACCATTTTTAATAATGCTTCCCGTGCGTGAATTGATATCGATCTTAGACGCACGATAGAACCTGCCGTCCGTTAATTCCTCCTGCCCTTTGATCGCCTTCGCTCGATCATGCCATTTCCTGCAGAAGTGATATACCTCATCAGTCCTGAAGCCGGAATCAACACACGTCATATAAACCGGAAGCGTCTCTTCTCCTGAAAATTTTCTATATTCCGTCTTAAATAGAACCTCAACCAAATCGTCCCAATATTCCAGAGAACCGCACCGCACAAGCCAAGACTGCTCCTCATAACCCCAGCCACGTATGACGTAATAAAAATGATCTTTCTGCACATCAATACCAGCTGTTAAGACAACCGCCTCATCAGGCACGATTCCCTCGGTATACTCGCAGGCGTGAGCCTTAACCCGGTCAACCGTGGTCTCCTCAATCTTCTCCTCCCAAACTTCCGCAAGCCACGAGTTCACGAAGTTCATCAATAGCTCAATGAAATCTTTTGATTTCAAAAACTCAGTGGCGATATCGCTCCAATTAAGCCACGGCGAATAAAGCGAGTTGATCCAAAATCCTCTATGCTTGCTCTTGATCTTCTCTCCCCAAATCTCGCCTTTCTCATTAATCTCACAATCCCTCGGCACCCACTTCCCATGAGAAAGCATTTGTTGCTTCTGATAATCATCAATACGCTTTTTACAATGCTCACACTCATACCACGCAAGCCGCTCGTTCCTGATTTTCTCCGCTGACCGTTCATGCTCCGGCCATTTGATTTGACCAAACACAAGTATCTGATACTCGCCGCAATGCGGGCACGGCACAAAGAACCTGCTCTGGTCTGATTTCTCAAACTCACGAAAGATATAGCCGTCACGAGTTGTCGGCGTTGAGACTTTGACTGTTTTTTTATTCCAGAATGTTTTTTGCCGCTCAGTCGCCAGTTTAATCGGATCCGCTTCACGTCCCGAGAACCTCGGGTATTTATCGATCTCGTCTAAAAACAAATAGCGAATCGGACGTGAGGCAAGATCAGCGGGGCTATTGGATCCAGCGAAAAAAGAATCATCCGGTCAAAACGATATTCGAGTTTCGTCATATCGTCAGCGTTAACCGGCATGCGGTTACGAAGAACCGGAGAACCGTGAATCATCGGAAGCACACGATTATACGAAACGCTCTTTGCGTCGTTTTCTCTCGGTAACACCACAAGCGTAGGGCCCGGGTCTTGATCGATCAGGTATCCGAGCATGTTAAACATGCCCTCAGTCTTGCCGACCTGAGAAGCCGCCATGACCGTGATCTCCTCGACATACGGATCCGTAAAAGCGTCCATGACACCCTGCAAATACGGCGTGCGTATAGTCTTCCACCTGCCCGGCTCGGCTGATGTAACCGGATTAAGATAACGATATTGATCAGCCCACTGGCTGACCGTTATCTTCGCCGGACGCTTCCACGCCTGCCGCTCCGCCTGCGTCCAAATCTGCCTGTCTTGTTGCGCTGTTCTCATTTACCACTCCCGCAAATTCATCAATAATTTCTGATAACGCCTCATAAAGAATGACTTCTATTTCTCTTGGCTCCTGCATAGAAAGAGTCGGGGCGAGCCGTGTTGGTAACGCCAAAAACGCACGCTTCACCGCAATAATTCTTGAAATACGCCCACGTTCTACCTCCTCGCTTGAGATAAGCTCGCCTTGGGCTTTCCTCAAATCAATCTCAAGAAGCGTCGCCTTATACTTCCTGATTTTTTCTTCCCAGTACGCTTTACCCTCGCCGTCTCCGGTTTTTCTCTTTCCTCAAACCAAACCCTGATCCGCTCAAGATCGTAGTATCCGTCCTTGGTTACCGGCATACCCTCATTACGCCAGCGATAAACCGTGCGCTCGGACACATCCATGAATTGCGCCACTTCCTCTGCGCTCTTAACAACGGTTGGTGCCTCCGGTTCCTTCTCAAATTCCTCGAGCTCCCTGATCTCGGGTTTTGTTAGCGGCGTGCCGCTGTGCATTTTCTCAATCAAATGCAGGTAGCGTTTCTTCCGGGCGATATCCGCCAAGTTCTGTTTCGGCTTTACTTCTTCCATTAAGCTCTCACCGCTTTCTTACCGGTAAATTCTTCCCAGCGTTTAACAGCCACATCCACGAAGAACGGCTCAAGCTCCATGGCGAAGCACCTGCGATTTAATCTTTCTGCGGCGATAATCTGCGAACCCGATCCGCAAAAAGGCTCAAAACAAATATTTCCCACCTGCGTATGCACCCGCATTGGTATGGCGAACACCTCGGTCGGTTTAACTGTGGGATGCTCAGCGATCGAGCTTCCCCGCTTCTTCCCCTCCCAGTCCAGTTCCCAAACATCGGTGTGATACTCCGGCGTTGTGGGGTCGCCTGAACGCACGAAGTCAATCGACCAAACGCTTCCGATAGATTTGTCCTTCGGCCGGTAAGGCGGCTTCTGCCCTTTAACCCACATCAAAAGACACGGCTCGTGCCGCCATGAATAAAACGAATAGGTCAAGATCACGCACGGCTTAACCCAAATTATTTGCTGATGAATAAGAATATTTAATTCCTGACATACACACTCAATCTCGCTTCTGCGCTTCGATGCGTGCCATAGATACAACGCCGTGTGCGGTTTGATAAATTTCAGAGCGACGGAATAAAAACTTCTCATGAAAGCCGATGCGTCCGGGATATCAATCTCGTGATAAACGTTCGACCAATCCCTGCCGCCGTTGGGTCTATCCTTACCGGTATAATCAACGCAATACGGCGGGTCAGTCGCCAGCAAATCCGCCTGCTGTCCATCCATAAGCCTTACGACATCTTCTTCCTTGGTGCTGTCCCCACACAGCAAACGGTGATCACCGAGAATCCACAAATCTCCGGGCTTGGTGATAAGATCCTTCGGCGGTTCCGGTAAATCATCCGGCAAAGTCTTGCCGATATTCTCTTGCTCAAATTCCCGAACCTGATCCCTGAGTTCCTGCAAACGAAGGGCGATATATGCGTCGCCATTCTCCGTGCGCAATTTCTCAAGAAGCGGGATTATCGCCTGAGTCCACTGCCCGGCGATCTCCTGCGAATTAAGCGTGACGTTCATCGCCATTTCAGCGATCTCATCCACATCGACCATAATGACGGTTACTTTCTCAACGCCCGCCTCCTGCAAAATCTTGTAACGCTGATGCCCCGAGATAATCCTCATATTCCGTTTATTGACCACCAACAAATCCACCATCCCGAACCGCTCAAGTGACTGCCTAAGCCCCGCCAACGCCTCGTCCGAGATTTCCCTCGGGTTATACGGCGCAGGTTTCAGCTCTGACACACTGACATCGCAAATGTCCGGATTTACATTAATATTTGCCATCGAAATTCCTCCTTTTGCCCATATATTAACGAATCTCCCCATAAAACACCCCTTTGTGAGCCCTTTGTGACCGTTTTGGCCACATTGTTTTGCCCTTACTGACACTGACACGCATTTTTAATTTTTATATCACTCACAAAATGCGCCTCGCCCGACCCTCGCCCAAGCCGCCCCCCGAAGGACCCGTAAAAATTCTTGCGTTAAAAACGTCACGCATATCGTCAATACTCCCAGCGGCCGCCCAGTAAACTGCATGTCTCACATCACCACCACAGGCATACACAACACCTGCGGCGAAATCTAAAA